CTCGTAATACTTCGTGCCAAACTTATTGGTGTGGCTGTAGGCTGAGTTTATGGTCATCTTAATCTCAGACATTGGGAAGTCTGACTGCTCGAACTGACCTATGATGTACTCTGCCAGCGACTTGTTTATGCCGTAGTCGTTGAAGGCTGCAGCCAGTATGTACACGTTGTGGTTACGCTCACCGTCCACCATACCGTACTTGGATGTCCACCACTTTACAAGTATGTCGACTATCTTGTTCTCGTTGGTGATTGGAATAGTAGGGGCACTCGATGCCTTCTGAATCTCAACGAACTCGTCCTCGTGCATCTGATCCCAGACCTTAGACTCCTTGTTAATGTATATATCCTCGTCATATGATTCGTAACATACCCTTGATATGTTCTTTGACGTGGTGTCGAAGTATTTTGAGTTGAAGTGTCTCTCAAGCGCGTTGAAGTACCTAACGTGGTTCTCTATGTCCTGTGGTATCTTTACCAATACCTTGAGTCCATCTCCAGACGGAGACACAAAGACAGACATAACATACTCGTCTGACGCAATAGAGCGCTTCTCAGCCATCATCTCCTTCTTGTTGGCATATCCGTCAAAGTCGAGACAGATCAGTCCGCTGTGCTCAGTTATTGAGTTGTCTGCGCGCTTGGTGAATATACCCGAGAAGCATATCGCTGGGAGTGACTTCTTAAGTTCGTTACGTGTTGACTTGTCCTGCTCCTGCTGTATGCTCTCTATGAGCTCCCTGCTAGAGCCGTTCCTTATCCTATCAAGCACCACGTCTATGTGACGATAGAACGGTGTTGAGGTGCTTCGGATGTCTTTAAATATTGTTATTTTCATTTTGAATAAGTTGTTGTTTATATCTTAGTATAATCCCTAGTATCTCAAGTGCCACAGTGTCAGGTACTTGAATACTTAGTCCGTTGTCCTCTACGTCTTGCTTAATCTCGCTAGAAGAAAAGAAGAACCCTGATGCCGTGGTACTTGTCCACTGCGGTGTACTCATCTCCTTTAAAAGGTCGCTCTCTAAATCCATAGAGATCCATACGTTTGTGCTGTTGTCAAGTAGCCTCTCTGCTGTAGTCTGAACCTCGGTAATTTCAAGTTCTATAGCTTGGATCCTCTCGTAAGCCTCTGATATTGCCTTCATTTTCTTTTTGTTCATAAGTTCTCTATTTCTTGTTTAACTTCTTGCCAGTATTCTTTTGTCACTGTTTCATCATAGTCACAATAATCAGAAGCAACTTCTATCAATTCATCAACTGCTATTAATGCACATTGTTTGGCAGTATATTCATCAATATGACCTTGATAACAATATAACATTTTATCAACTAACTCTTTTGCTTTTTCTTGTGGTGTCATTCAATTATGTATATATCGTTATAAAATTTTACTTTGTAAGTATATTTATTATACTTATCATAATCAATTGGCAAACTTTCTATTGAAATTATATATACATTTTCTAAAGATTTTTTTAAATTGTCTATAAATTCATTTATCTCTAAATCTGATTTTTTAGTAAACTCTGTAACTGCTACTATTTTACGTCTTATCATAATTCTTGTTTATATATTTCTTTTTTTATAATCTTTCTTTGTTGCTCTTTATAATCATCATCTATATGATATTGTATACATTCTTTAGCTTCTTCTAAAGTCGAAAAGCCAACTCTATATAAACTCATTGAAATATCTCTTACTTCGGATAAGTAACTCCAAAAATAAATCAAAAATCTTTTTTGAATATAGTACCATTTTTTACCACTTAATTCTGTTTCAATAATAATTCTATATTTCATAATCCTTTTTCTTTTAATTCATCAAATTCAAGTTCATACTTTTCAATTAGTTTTCCATTTTGTACTATTTTGTCAGAAAGTAATGCTGGATATTTATTTGCAGTTTTTATAACATCATTTCTTAAATGCTGTAATAAAATAACTATTTCTTCTTTTCGTGTCATGATCCTTTTTCTTTTTTATAGATTTCTAATAGTTCATTCATTTTATATTTGCTTATATTGCCGTCAATAGTATATGTTTCTCCAATTTCTGTGCTATCAAAGAAGTCTATTCTTTTTTTAATACACCACGATGCAAATCCAATAGCAAATTCATCTGCTATATCTTCGCATTCTTTTGCAAATACTTTAGCTTCTTTTATAGTATCTATTGAAGATTTTGTTTCAAACTTTTCTTTTAGTGTCATAATAATAAATGTTTAAAAAGCCCCTCGTGAAAGGGGCTTGGTTAATTTAGAATGGTAGCGTACCATCATTCACTGGCTCTGGCTGTTGAGCAGGAGCCTGCGATTGTGCCTTAGGCTCGAACGTGTCCAACTCGATGTAGTACTTACCACCCTGCGAGTTCTTAACCTGTAGGTTAACCCATCCGTTCTTAGCGTGTTGCTTCAAGAAGGCTGTTGCCTCTTCTACCTTAACACTGATTGATCCCACCACGAAGTCTGGTGCCTTTTCGTTTCTCTTGAATACGAAACCGTCTGCAAAAATTTTCTCCATTTTTATTTAATTTAATTGTTAATACTTATTCCTCTTTATCAGGTCAAACATTCTAGTAAACACGTCGTTTATAAACCTCGTGAATAACTTCTCCCTCAGCGCGTCTGCGTCCGCGTTCTTCTTTATGTACTCCTTGAACACGAAGCAGTTCTCCTCTGAGATGCCGAACTCTATGTTCATATACTCCTGCTTCTGCACAAATGTAAAATAAAATTTCTTATTATTTGCAGAGGTCTCGTTAAATTTATCAACCAACTGCTTGACTATCTGTTCAGAACTCATCTTTTAATCTCATTGGTTTATAATACGACACAAAATTCTCTATAACATACCAGAAAAACTTCTCCTTTACAGCATCAATATCTTCTCCGCTCATTATGTACTGCCTAAATACATTATCTGAAAACTCTATCTCAAGTAACTTGTCTGTCTCTGTAAACTTAAATGAGTTAGCGCTATCAAACTCCATTATTCTTATTAATCTATCTAAATTTTTCATAATACGTCCTGTATAAAATAATTATTAATATCCTCAGTCGCGTCCTTACTGAAGAACTTCTTGTACACCTCAATGGCTCTCATCACCTTATCCCTACCACCTAAGATAAATTCTTCTGAAGGCTCGTATACTCCAAGCCTGTGACTCTTCTTACACACCACGTAAAACACTAGAGGCTTACCGAACAACTGGCTGTAGATATAAGCCTGCGAGTCGTAGTTATACTTTTTAGCGGACCAACGAAAGTCGTCGATGTCTGACGTGGTCTTGATGTCGATCAAAATGTCCTCGCTAACTATATCAGCCTTACCCTTGAACGGCATACCGAATATTTCACCAACTGATGGCTGTTCGAACACGTTGCCATCGCGGTAGATGTTCTCGTAGAAGAAGAAGTTACCCTTCATCGTGCTTACAAGCGAGTCAAGTTCGTCCTGCTCATTTTTCAATAGCAAAATCGCTGATGATGATTTTGACACGGCATCCTTGTATATGTTCGTGTTCCTAGTCGAGGCTTCAACTACTTCAAAGTTAACAAGTTTCTCAGGCTCAAGCATAGCCGTGTGCAGGTACGAGCCTTGAAGCATAGGAACCGTTGGCTCCTCTCTAACCTTGAACATACGCGGGTTCTTTAATAAAGTGTTAATATCGCTGTTGCTGATGTACTTCGAGCCAAACTCACCGTAGTAGTTGGCATCGTCTCTTAGTTTTTCTATTACTTTGCTCATACTACTTCATTAAATCTCCAAGTGCTTTTTTAGTTGCAGTAGAAAGGTTATACTTCACGCTCAAGTTCTTAACGATTGTAGCTAAGTCAAGCTTAGTCTTGTTGGCTGTAATATAGTTGACAACACCTGCCCAGTTCGTGTCATTCACAGCAAGATCGATCTTTGATGTAGATGCAGGCTTTGATGTCTTTACTGAGTCGATTAGATCTTCTCCACTCCACATTTGCAATCCTAATCCCATCATTGCCAATGCTTTAACAGTACTTCTCTGAATTGTTTTAGTAACCTCAAACGATGTTACATTATCAAGAGTTAATGATTTGTTATTGTAAGACATAACAGGTAAGTAATCGATATGCTCCAAGCCATCTATGATTATTCCTACTTTTACATACGCAGTCTTTCCGTCCTGAAAATAATTAAGCCCTGTGCTTGGATCTTCATAAACTACCCTCTGAATACTTGGGTATAACTGCTTTGCTAATGCCCAAGCATTACTCCAAGAGATATAGTTTTGATTACCTTTTTTCTCTACCTTGTCAGACACATTTATCTCTGACAACTTTTTAAATACATTTTCCATTTTAATTTAATTTAAGTTTGCTAATATAATACTTTTTTATTTTTTATTTTATTTTTTTGTTATTTTTTTTTATCAATTTCCCTAGCCTTCTCAACATACTTTGTCAGGTCGACGTGTGATTTGAAACTATTAATGTACTGTATACTTGGAATATCCGTAAGATTTCCTTCCTCGTCAAAGTAAATTTCTTGTTCGTGCATTATCTCGCTTATCAGGTACTCAAGTCCAGACTTGTACATTTCAGCAGCATCTTTAAGCGCTTGATTTGGTTCGGCAGGGTTCTCTATTCCGTCGATAAATATTTTAATGTCTCTCATTATCTTAATAGTTCTAAGGTTGTTACGAACCTGTGGATGACCGTGTCTCTATACTTAACGAGCATATTGTACCTCTTCAGGTTCTTCATTGTTTTAATTTCTTCTTGTATCTTTTCTGATATCATATTCAGAGCCTTGCGGTTATTACTCGTGGCTACTATATAGCACCCAACACGCCATCCGTTCTTCTCGAATATCGCGTACTCCTCACTTGTTACCTCGTGGTAGTAGTCACCATTAAACTTTGTGTTTAGTACACGGACTCCGTCCTCGTCCTTAATTATTTTTACACCCTTGTAGATGTATGCCTCAGACGTTGGAGTCGTTAGCCTTGTTGATAAGCCGTCTTGACTGGCTTGTTTAAATACTTGTTCCATTGTTATTTTAATGTTTCTGTTATTATGTTTTCGTTTATAAGTTTTGATACCGATGCATATTCAATATTTTTATCATTGTCTATGACGTGATGAACTAAATCATTAAACTCTGACTTGTTAGATAATGAACCACATTGTGTTGCCACGGAATCATAGTGTTTAATTCTATATGCACCGTAAGGTTCTTTAAGTTCATTTGTTTCTCTTACTACATTATCAATAGCAAAGTCCTTACTCTCATCTATTTTTATCATTTTACCCTCGTCATCTCTTTTTATAATAAAAGAGTAATGATAACCACAACTATTGCAGTTAATATATTCTTCATCTGTTTTGTAATAGTAATCACTAAATGCTTCTTGTTTGCAGTTAGGACATTCTATGTAGTCAATTACGCTTCCCATTTTATTTTGTTTTTTAAAGTTATATAATAAGCCCGTCTCTCCGAGCAGTCACGCATAAGATGATTTGTGTGTGTCATGAAAACATTGGCACTACCCACACACAGCGACACGACCATCACCTCGACCTACATTGTAGCGTTTACAAGGACTCCTTTATGGTAGTGCCGTTATATTCTTGTACACCCTATCGAACGCCTCTGACATTCGCTTGTTGTCTGCATAGTGTATTGATTTTACTCTTGTTCGCATCCACCTATCGAAGCGGTGCATCTCTTTCTCTGCTCTCTTGTTTTTCATATCTCTCTTAAGTTTTGTATAAATGCTTGTGTGTTTTTAGCCATATCCTCTATGGCTTCTTTGTTTACCCTGTAGTACTCATCGGGGATGTCTATCTCTATGAGCCTGTTGTCTAACATAAGGTGCTTGAACTTTGGCATAATGAATATATTCCCCGCGTTTCTGAGCGCTATGTAGTTGTCGTTTGTTACGGCTGAGTGCCTTCTTAATATCACACTCATCTAATAGGCTTTTATAGGGTTACTCGTGGCTTCTTGCCAATGGTATATCTCTTTCCATAACTTTATAAGGTCGTTGGCTCTAGCCACGTCTTTATTAGTTATAATTGTCTTGTTAAAGATATCCCTTACTTCGTTCTCTATTATCTCCATTACTTAGTTTGTTTTGTGCCGTAGTATACACACACGGCTAGGTTAATAATTGAAGGTATAAATACCCATAAGAAATTAGGGAAGGCTTCCTCAAAGCCTTCTATAGTGCTTAGAAAGAATATTCCTCCAAACACTAGTGCTGATAATAGGAACCATAGTTCCCAAACTCGTTGATTCATTTGTTTTCGTTATAATAATTAATAAATTCTACTACTGCTTTATAGGTAGCCTCTAGTTTTGTTTTGCCCTCAGCCGATACAATTTCATTCAAGTAATTTCCATTGTTAAAAATAATACAAAGCGTTGTGTATATTTCAACATAAAAAAATCCATTGTTCTCTTCGTCTCTTGTACTCTCAATCTTATCAACCACTTCCATAAGCCAATTCCAATCCTTGTTGAACTTAGTTTGCTCTGCAGTGAAACTCGTCTTAAATTCCCCGTTAGGTCTTATAGTACCAAACTTTGCTAACTCATACGTGCCGTCATTGTTTACGTCCGTGTTTAAAAACTCTAGTATTAATTTATTATTTTCCATTGTGTTTAGTGTTACTGGGCGCATAAGTCCCACGCGTTAATGTTTGTTTTTCTTGTTACTCCTAACTCATTACATATGAATTTAGCTAGTTTATTATTCACTGCAGGCATCTCTATTTCAGGGCTACCAATTTGTTTCACAATATAACTAGGCTCCATTTCTAATACCCTACTGCAAAATTTAACGTCCTGACCTAGATAGTATTGCTTGCCGTATGCCTCTAACGTCCACTCGTGACCAAAGCCGTAGCTTCCTCGTGTTATGATTACTTTCATAGTGTTTTGTATAATGTTTTTAATTCGTTTATGATTGAAGAATAATTAATTATATCATTTCTTTTTTGTTGTGTTAGCCTTTTAATACCCTGCAGGTCTTTTTGTTTTTGTATCTCATTTTCTATTGCTTTATGCACCGCATCCTTCATTGACGTTTGAAATGAATAACTTTCCCACGTTCTATTTAGATAATTACATTTACTAGTGGCTAATAGATTATTGTTATTGTCATATAGTTCACTTGTATGACTGAAGCCACTTCTTGTTTTGTTCCACTCGTTTTTAAATTCCATTTGTGTTTAGGTTTTCGTTTGTTGCTACTAAATTAATATGCTCGTTAATATACTCAATAGTCGTTGGACTTGTAAGTGACCAATATAATACGTCCTGCGCTTGTTCGTCCGTACACTCAAAATTATTTTGTACGTCTCTAACGTGCCAAAGGTTGTCAACGAAGTAACCCTCGTTTCTTAATAATTGTTTTGCTTCTGCTGTAGTCATTGTGTTTAGTTTTTAGTTAGTATTTATTTGCGAATTCAGTATAGGTTTCTACAGCCATTGTGTCTTCGTTGTCTTCTATTATACTTAAGTCCATACGAATAAATTCTGCGATAAGTTGAGCGTCCTCTATTAATTGAATAAGTTCCTGCTCAGTCCAAGTTTTGTTATTTATTGTTATCATTTTTTTAGTATTAAAGGTTATGTCAGAATGTCGATTTTATTCTCTCTATTCTCTTATATATATTTTTATTTATTTATTTATTTTTTTTATCTGAAAAGTAAAGAAAAAAACAGAATACTAGCATAGAAAATGTAAAGCCTTGATTTCATTGACCTCAAGGCTATGACGTTTCTAAAAAAAATCGACATTGTTGTGTCGATAATCTAGCATAATTCTCGAATTCCGTTTATAATTCTATAGTTTGGATTCGTTTCAAAAAATAATTTCATCGCCTCGACGCTATCGTTGGATTCAATTTCAATTTCTTTTGTGAAGATATTGTAGTCAACTTCACCCGAATATTCGATTATATATTTATTCATTTTCTAATATAAAAGTTATCATTCCGTTTATCTTTAGTCTATCTCGATAGTCGAGCGATGTATATTCAGGTACACGTATGTACTTGTAGCCGTGTGTTTTAGCTAAATAGTGCGCTAGTTCTTTCATAGTTTTATGCTTTTAAAGTACTCCATATCGAATTTATATTCGTCGCCATTGTAACTAGGATTGAAGGCTAAGACCTGCATTTTGTCCGTCACTATCGCTATGCTTTCCTGAGTCATCACTGAGGCGATATTCTCAAATTCCTGCAGGATTTTTGACTGCCTATTATATTTGTACTCCATAAGTCCCACAAAGGTAGGCTCAACGTTTCCGTTAAATTCGCTGTCGACTATCTGATAAGCCATAAGTCGATACTCTTTATTGCTTGCGATGTAATTGATTACTTCCTCTGCAGTCATTGAATTGTTGTTTAGTCCGATGTTAATTTGTAGTGTTTGCATTTTATTTAGTCTTTAAATGTCCCCTCGTTTGTTGGGACGTGGTTATTAATTAATTCTTTTAATCTTTCTAGGCTTTGCGCTTCTATGAAGCCTTCACCTACATAGGCACGATAGATAGTCCTAGTCGTGCCGTTAAATTCCTGCTCGTATGTTTCGTAGTTCATATTAGAAATTGTTTTGTACTGAATTCCATATTATAGCCTGATACTCGAAGCCCTTCATACCTAACTTCTTAGCCTTGCTTAGTGTTATGCTTTGTAATTGCTTATAAGCCAAGTCACCTATCGAGCCCATTGTTCTATCGAAACAAGCCCTAAGGTGCCAAACGTCAACCGTTACAAAGTTTTCGTTTAAGTGAGCGATATTCTCACAAAATGCAAACGTCTTATTACTTTCGCTTGTTATTGTTACCTTGCCTTGAGCTATGGCAAAGGCTTTGAACTTGTTTGTGTGGAAAGTACTGACTTTAGTATCCGCTGCGCTGATACTATTTTGTACGGCTTCAAAAACTGAATACGCATCCTGAATATTCTTAGCCCACTTGTTTCTAGGACTAAGCGCGCTGATTACTCCTGAGGCTACAAACGTACTCGTGCCGTATTTTTGCGCAATATCTTTGCAAATGTCATTTGCCTGTTGGTACCAAACTAAGCCCGATTTTATATCGCTTTCGTTTGCCAAGTTAAAATACTTGTCAAGGTTTCTAGATATCTTTTGCAATTGGTATTTAGTTAACTTTTTCATTTTAGTTAATTTTAATAATGTTATTTAAGTCTAGTATAATTAGTATAACGGCGAACGCCAATACTGTAGCGGTAAAATAAATTTCACCCTCGTTTCTTTTAATAAATTGTTTCATTTTGTTTAGTTTTTAGTTATGAATTCTAGTTGTAATAGTTTTCCCTTGTATCATTACAATACTTGTTTTTACTCCGTCAATATTAAAAAATACTTCTCTCTCTGTATCGTTTCTATATTCATTTATCATAGTCCCGTATAAAAAACAATAATTTGTAAAGTTTTCTTCAGTTCCACAAACTGAGTGTTGCTTTTGTAATTTAATTAATTTATTCATTTTAATAAAGTTTTAAAGTTTCCGTTTCGTCGTTTTAGTGTTTAATTGTTAGTGTTTATGCGAACGGAAATAATTTGTTTGAGTCATATATATTTAAACACGACTTATAAATATTTTTTATTGATGCGTATATTATTTTTCTTTCATTGTCGTCTGTATCATCATCGTAAAAATATTGTTTATTTACACTTATTGAGTCATATAAAAATGGCGCAATAATAAATAGTGCGTTAATTTCTGCTTCTGTTGGTTCGTAACATTTCATCTTAATAAGGTTTTAAAGTTAGTTCCCTTTGTTAGCTTCGCTCTAATAAACTATATCTATATAGCAAAGGGATTTTTTGGTTGTTTATGTTTCAGTCGTTTGACAAGCGTAAACCAACGCAAAGACCTTATATCTTATCTTCTCGAGTTCCGTACTATCTTACAAAGGATTCCTTTTTTATTCAGGCTTTGTTAACAGGAGGCTAAACTCTTATAAGTATTTCCAGTAATTCAAATAACGTTGTGTCGTTTTGACATTGCAATAGTATGGCGACTATTCTGCACCGACAAATAAAATCGATGAACTGCATAAATAATCGATGAACTGCATTTTCAGTACAGTAGATTCCTACAATTATAATTTTAATACTTTTAATATGTTGATAATTAGTAAGTTAATGTTTTTAGATAGTTTGTATATATAGTATTGCGTGCGCGCGTGCGTGTCGTGTGGAAAGTAATTGCCTGTCTTTAGTTGTCTTTTACAATTTTTTAAACCTATTCAGTTTTTATCTATAACTAAAACGTAGAATTTTCTTACAGATTTTTAAAAAACCAGCGTTTTCCTACATTTTTAATTTACCTTTCGCCGTAAGAAAAACCTTAGGAGTAACGAATTCTATTTTACATAATAACCGACAACAAACGTTTACAAATGACTACAAACGGGAGAAGGTTTGTCCTACAAAAATAATCGGAAGGCAACCGAGTAAGCAAAGCGCAAAAATAAATGATAGGGACGTCAAATCTTTATAGTCTATCTAGTAGATAGCCTATGTAGAAAATGCCAAAAAATCTGAAGGAAATTTCTGAAATTAAGAACCCCGTGTCGAAATTGAAGGCGTTTTCCTACAGCGAATTCGCACGCAAAACCTACATATAACCCAAATACCCCATATTTCTGACCTATTTTTTTACCTCATCCCTTGCTATCATTGACGTACGACGTTTTTTATCAAAAAATGACGTCTCCTGACGATTTTTTTTTAAGACGTCATCTCTGTATCCCTTGATTTTACTGGGTTTTTTTACTTCTATGTTAGTATTCTGATTTTTTTTCTATATTTTATAAAAAAAATAAATATATATAATATAAAATATATATATAGAGAATAGAAGATATAAAATTGTCATTTCGACATTAAGTATATTTTTTATGTTGATTTATTTTATATCTTTGCACAGATAATGTTTGGTAGAGAACTCATTATCATTAAAGATATTTTTAAACCCTGCGGTGCGGAACTCTACTTCCAATCTGCGGGGTATTTTATTTGGTATAGAAATGAAAATTTGTAAAAAGTGTAAATTAGAAAAAGATTTAACTGAGTTTAGAAAAGATATTAAAGGAAGGAAAGGTGTTAAGTGTACGTGTAAAATTTGTGATAAGGTTGCAAGAGATTTAAAAAAACCAATAAAAGAAAATAAACCAAAAAAAAGTCAAGAAGAAATTATTGAAGCGAGAAGAAATTATTATCAAGCTAACAAAGAAAAATTAAATAAATATTCAAGAGAATATAGATTAAAAAATAAAGATAAAATAAAAGTAATAAGAAATAAATATCAAAAGAAAAGATTGTCAGAAGACTTTGTGTATTCTTTTAAGTTTAAAATTAACAGTTCTATAAGAAAGTCTTTTAAAAAAAGAAACTGTATAAAGTCAAAAAGAACTGAAGAAATACTTGGATGTACTATTACTGAATTTATAGAATATATATCTTCAAAATTCACAGAAGGAATGACTTTAGAAAATTATGGTGAATGGCATTTTGATCATATAATTCCTATATCATCTGCAAAAACAGAAGAGGATGTAATAAGATTAAATCATTATACAAACCTTCAACCTCTTTGGGCAGAAGATAATTTAAGAAAAGGCACTAAAATTTTTTAATTAATTTACACTATATTTGCATCATAATAATCTAATTTATTTTATATGGAAATTACAATCACACCAAACTATCTTCTGTTTGGTTTATCCTGGTTCTCACCAGACGAGGAGTACGACTACTCCGAGATCAATATCTACATCTTATGTTTACACATCAAATTTATATTTTAATTTATGAACGACTTAGTATTTGACGAAAAAGGAAGAGACAAACTGATTAATGGTATAACTACAATCAGTAAGGCAGTAAAGAGCACGTTAGGACCAAGAGGTAAGACGGTGCTAATTGAATCACAGAACCACACGAATGGAATAACAATTACCAAGGATGGTGTTACGGTTGCTAAATCAATCAACCTTAAAGATCCAGTTGAGAACCTAGCGGTGCGTATGATGAAAGAAGCAGCTGACAGAACAGCAACGAGTGCTGGTGATGGAACAACCACAGCGATTGTGCTTACGGAGGCTATGGTCACAAGAGGCAATGAGTTCATCACGGAGAAGAACAACCCGACAGAGGTGCTGCGTAATGTGAACACTGTTGTGGATGGTGTGGTGAAGAGTCTGGAGAAGGTGAGTAAGAAGGTGAGCGGTAAGACGCTGAAGGATGTTGCGTCTATATCTGCTAACAATGATAAGGAGCTGGGAGCGATTATCGCTGACGCGTATAACAAGATCGGTAAGGAAGGGATCGTTACGGTGGAGAACTCACAAACGGACAAGACCTACAGCGAGGTGACTAACGGGATAAAGATAGACCGTGGCTACACGAGCAGGCTGTTCGTGAATGATATGAAGAAGGAGGAGTGTATAATGGACGACGTGTACATTATGGTGACTGACCAGGAGATAAGTAACATACTGTCGATTGAGAACGTGCTGAAGCCGATCATAAACGGACAGAAGAAATTATTGATTATAGGACCGTGTACTGGCAACGTGATCAACACGCTGGCTGCAAACGTGGCGCATAACAACCTTAAGTTCTGTAACATTCAGCCACCACAGTTTGGATACAAGCAGCAGGAGCTGATGCAGGACATTGCGCTTGCAGTTGGGGCTAAGTACTTCAGCGAGCAGACGGGTGATGACTTGAGTCTAATCACGATAGACCACCTTGGCAAAGCAGACAGAGTGATCGTTGGAAGGGACAGCACGGTGCTGGTTAGAAGCGAGACATCAAACGAGGCGATTAGAGAGCGTGTTGAGCAGCTATGGATACAGCACAACAACTCAACTAGGAAGAATGAAAGAGACGCCTTAAAAGAACGTATAGCATCACTTACAGGTGGTGTTGGAGTAATATATGTTGGAGGCGGATCGGACGTGGAGCAGAAGGAGCGCTACGATAGGGTTGATGATGCTGTCTGTGCGGTTAGGTCAGCACTAGAGGAGGGTATACTTCCAGGTGGTGGTGTGGCGCTGTATAACATAGCGTCTGATATCATAGCATACGCTGATGAGAGTATGGAGCACATAAGCCACGACCAGTACACCGCGATGCAGATAGTTGGTTGGGCGATACAGTCACCGCTGCTTCAGATAATGGACAACGCTGGCAAGGACGGTTACGAGATGATGTCAGATGTAAACACGCCAGGTCACGGATACGATGTGAAGAACGAGTGCTATGGTGATATGTTTGGGATGGGGATCATAGATCCGCTGAAGGTGACGAAGAACGCGCTGAAGAACGCGGTCAGTGTAGCCACTACGATACTAAGCACGAACGCAATTATAACCTTAACACGAGCGTAATATGAAGCCACTTGGAAAATATGTGATAATCAACCAGATCGACGAGCAGGTTAAGTCTGACATCGGTCTGATAATGTCTGGTACGGATACATCTAAGATGAGGTACAAGAAGGCAGAGATAGTAAAGAAGGGAACAGATGTGAACTCTATAAACGACGGAGACATCGTCTACTACGACAAAAACGCTGGCTACAGTATGATGATAGGCGACAAGACCTACACCGTCATAATGGAGAGAGACGTTATCGTGGTGATATAAAGTTGGCAATTATTTATATTTTTTGCCAAAGTTATATTTTTAATATATTTACAACAAAACCACCTCGTGTACAGGGGTGGTTTTTATTTGATATGTTAACCTCATTGATGAGGTAAACATATCTCAATGCCTTGCTATTATTAGTATCGTTTATTTGATGGTTATTTGATTTACGGCGATTATCGCCGTGGTTTTTATATAATATATTATCTAATAATGCCCGTTATACTGCACAATATACAGCATATTGTATATTATATGACACATTAATACTGCTTAGCTCTCTGTATTGCCTCATTCATCTCTAGGATCATCTTGCGATACCCGCGCGCGATATATCCAGCGTCCTTTCTAAAGATTGGGTTCTTAGTTGGGTGGGTTGTGATACCCTCCTCACCGCTAAGCTTCTTATAGACAGCGTTCATCAGCTTCTTGCCCTTGAACGACAGAGTGTATAGTGCCTTCTCGTTTCCGTTCTTCTCGCGCCAGGGCACGATCCAGTCTCCCTCGACCAGCCTCTTAAACCTGTTTGTATCCCAGCTCATAATCCTCTCAAACTTCTCGAAGTCGTGCTCAGAAAAGAGGTTCTCGGAGTATAAAAAGAGTAGCATCTCCAGATCTGGGTAGGATAGTCCATAAGCCTCTGACACCCAGTACCTTACAACACGCCAGTACTTAAGCCAGTCGTGTTTCGGTTCGACGCGTTGGTAGTTCTTAACTATTATTTTCTTTCTTAATTTCATTTTGATTTAATTATTATCTTTGCAAAGATAAAACATTTAATATTATGCCACTAAAGAAAGGATCAAGCGCTAAAGTGATCAGCGAAAATATAAGAACCGAGATGAAATCTGGAAAAAGCCAAAAGCAAAGTATAGCGATCGCATTGAGTGTAGCAGGTAAAAAAAAGAAAAACAAGCGATAGCATTAAAAAAATGACTATATTTGTAAAAAAAATATAGTTATGAAACAAAAAAAAGGAATTGATATAAATTGTAAATGTTGTGATAAATTATTTTATGTTCCAAGTTACAGATCTAAAACAGCTAAGTTTTGTTCTTTAGATTGTCAGAATCATAAACAATATAATAAATCAAAACATAAATGTAAGCAATGTAATAAAGAGTTTGAAGACAGTCCAAGTAGAATTGGAAAAAGAGTTTTTTGTTCTCAAGATTGTTATTCTGAAAATCAAAGGATATACAAGGATACAAAATTAAAAAGAAAAGCTCAAAAAATATTAATTGAAAATAAAAGAGGAATAAATTGGAGTGCAAATAATAGAAAATATGTTTTCGCTTTAAAACCAAAAAAATGTGAAAAATGTGGATATGACGAATATGATTTTTGTTTAGATATACATCATATAGATATGAATCCAAATAATAACGATATAAATAATTTAGCTGTTTTGTGTGTTATTTGCCATAAAAAATTACATAAAGGAATAATAACTTATTAAATATAAAAAACAAACAAAAAAGAAATAATTATGAAAGCAAAAGTAACAAAGAAGGTAGTAGTTGAAAAAGCAACTGGAGAGAAGTATATGTCTAAATCTGCAATGATGAAGCACGAAAAGGGTGAAGGAAAGAAGATGCAGATGAAGGAGAAGATGATGGCTAAAAAGAAAAAATAACAATGCCAGGTAGAACAGCCAAGTATTATGCATCACATCCAGAGGCTCGTAAGAAACGTCTTGAGTATCAGAAGGAGTACAACAAGCAGGACCGTGAGGTTAAGAAGCGTGTTGAACTAAATGCTGAGAATCGTAAGCGTGGTACTTATGGAAACGGTGACGGTAAGGACGTTGCTCATACCAAATCAGGAACAAAATTACAAGCTGCTTCAGTAAATCGCGGTTCGCGATCTGCGATGCCTGGAGACAAAAGAGCAAGAGGAAATGGCAGACAAAAGTAAGATGAAGTGTAATGTCCCTCAAAAGAGTGACAGGGCAGGAAAGAAGAGAATGGTTAAGGCTTGTGAGAACGGTCAAGAGAAACTTATTCACTACGGAGCAGTAGGCTATGGAAACAATTACTCTGACGCAGCTCGTAAGTCATTCAAGGCTAGACACAAGTGCAGCACTGCTGACAGTAAGTTAACGGCTAGACACTGGGCGTGCAAGGATTTATGGGGAGGAAAGGGTGGAAACACTACTGCTAACCCTAAGAACAGACAAGGGAAGTACTAATGAAGGACGCGTGCTACAAAAAAGTAAAGTCATCGTACGATGTGTTCCCGTCTGCAAGAGCATCTCAGGCTATAGCCAAGTGCAGAAAGGCATCTGGTAATATAAAGAAAACAGAGGCTGGTAAGGACTTGAAGAGATGGGAGAGCGAGAAGTGGGTTGATACAAGAACAAACAAGGCGTGTGGTGCAGGGGGAAAGAACGAGTACTGCAGACCGACCAAGAGGGTTTCAAGTGAGACTCCAAAAACAAGGTCTGAGTTAAGTTCAAGTCAACTCAAGCAGAAGAAGGCAGAGAAGTCAAAAGTAGGGATGGGTAAAAGAGTAACTAAGATATGAAAAAAGGAATAGCAAGAGCAAAGCAGTACGAGTCAAAGGCTTCACTTGATGGCAAGATGAAGTACCTAAAGGGTAATGTTGGTAAGATAACTAAAAACAAGAAATTATGTTAGGAGATAGCATTGAAAAAATTACAAAGGCTACAGGCATTAAGAAGCTAGTAGAAAAAGCTACAAAGGGCAATTGCGGTTGCGGAGCTAGAAAAGAAAAGTTGAATAACCCAGAACTAAAAATTAACAAAATACTATATAAAAAATGAAGTTTTTAAAAACACACTACGGAAGAGCAATAAATGTAATTCCAAGCGATACAGTAAATATTCCTAATCCAGCTGGACTTGGAAAAGAAGGAGTTACAGATGGAGTTGATGCAAATATATTAATTGATTCAACAGCTAACTTTACAACAAACCTATTAGGAGCTATTGTTGTTAATACAACAGCTGGTGCTATAGCAAATGTTGTAGGATTTTATGATCAATATAGATTAATTTTAGATGCAGATATTTTTACAACTGGTGGAGACGGCTATGCCATCTACAACTCTGACAATAATCAAGGATGCGCTTTATATATTCCTGCTCAAGAACCAGATACATTAGAAGTTTTAACAGTTGGAGGTGATATTATTACATTCCAAAATTGTGGAGACTTAAGAGCAAGTTCAATTCTTCCAGTAAATGTATTACGTGTATTTCAAGGTGGAACTAATTTAACAAACCTAATAGCACTCTGGTAAGATGAGTAGAAAGAATCTAGATACGCTGATCAACAAGTGGATAAGCAGGAAGCTTTTTGTTTTTATTATTGCCACATTACTGCTTTGGTTTGCTGACCTTGAGTCATCAGACTGGACAATGATAGCGGTTACATACCTTGGCAGTCAGACCGTATTAGATTCAGTTGTTGCATATAATAAATCAAAGAATAACAATGACGGACAAGGAATATAGTGAAAGACTCGACAGGATCGAGCAGCACCTTAGACTATTAAAGGATAGCGATATAGACAAGACTACTCTTCTTTTAAATATACAGAACGCTCTGACTGGAAGTGCACTTAATGGAAACAAGGGCATAGTCAAGCAGATCAACGATATAGACGAAAGGGTTGAGGATCTTGAGACATTCAAGGGAGAGATATCTGTATATGTTAACCAGTTTAAGGTAGCGTTTGTCATTATATTCGGAGCACTTGTTACACTTATATTTAAGTTATTCTCTTTAAAATGAGAACCAGTATTGTAGGTATAAACCTTATCAAGGAGTTTGAGTCACTTCACGATGGTGATCTTTCAAAGATAGGGCTTCAGCCAAAGATGGATCCGATAGGTATTTGGACTGAAGGGTATGGTAAAGCTATGAGAGGAGATGATGGATGCTTCCTAAAGGGAAAGAAGGATAAGGATAAGGCGTATGCTAGTACAACAATACATAATGAGGCAGATGCAAATTCTGAGTTGATAAAGAGTTTAGAAGGTCGTGAGTTGACAGTATCTAAGAAGATAAAGATTCCTCTAACACAGAACCAGTTTGACTCCCTTGTAAGCTATACATATAATACTGGAGGATCTGATACGTTGTTTAAGTTAATAAATAAAAAAGCTCCAGAGGAACAGATAAGAAAGTGGTTCGAGACAAAGTATATAACAGCAAACGGAGTTAGACTGCAGGGATTGGTAAGAAGGAGAAAGGCAGAGTCTGACTTATTTTTTAAATAATGAATAGAGTACCATACATTGTTATAATTGCATTAGTAGTTATTATAATATTAATGCGAAGTTGCAATAATATTGATAGCAAAGAAACTACATATGTAAAGACTGATACAATCTGGAAGGAGACTAAGGATACAATCACAAAGAATGTAAAAGTTTTCAGCGTTAAGTATATTCCAGTAAAGGAAACTATATTTAAAAATATAGACACCTGCAATAAAGAATATAACAAACAGACAATATATAGAGATACTATAAAACTTGACAGCATTGGGGATATAAAGATTATAGACACAGTGTTTCAGAACAGGTTAGGTAAAAGAACTATATTTAAGGATTATAAAATACCTCTTGTTACCAAGACAATTACAATTATTAAAGCACAACAACCAAACAGACAGCTTTACATAGGAGGTAACTTGTTTGGTGACAGGAGAACCCTACAGATGATAACCCCTGGGTTATTATATAAAGATAAAAAAGATAGAATATATCAGTTGAATGTTGGAGTTAATTTTGATGGTACTTTTACGTACGGAGTTGGAACCTACTTTAAAATAAAAATTAAATGACAAAGATAAGTCAGTATAGTACAGATGTTAACATAACAGGCAATGATAAGTGGATAGGATCTGATGCTCAGAACTATCTTATAACAAAGAACTTTACACCTAACAATCTTGCTAATTATTTTAATGGAAATAATGTTATAGATATTGGAACATCTATACGTTATATGTATCAGACTCTAGATCCAGGAGAGGCAAGAGAGCAGGGTACTATATCATTTGAGACAGAGATAGGACCACAAGTTAATTTCTCTGATATCACAACATTCTTAATAGCTAAAAATACTCTTAAGGGTAACACGGTTAGTCAGTACTTAGACTTTTTGGTAGATGGAAAAGTTATTTTATCTAAGGCTAGTAATATAAATGTATTCGGTTATTACAAGATAACAAGCCTAGAACCTTGGATTCCTAACACAAACTTCTTTGTTGTTACTGTTGATTTCTTGGCTGGTAATGGATTCATATATGAGGACCTTGATTATTTAGTTAGTTTAGTAGATAAGGTGCAGGATATACCACCTCCAGTATGGGGAAGTATAACTGGAGATATTGAAGATCAAACTGACTTAATTAATTATATAGCGTCACAGATTATTACTCCTACATTATCAGAGGTGTTAGGAGCTGGTAATACTACAGATGGAAATCTTATAAGCATATCTGATGGTGATTATATTGTATTAGACAATGGATCAAAACTTAAAAAAGGAACAACAGATAGTGGTAATGGAGGATTAGGAGGTATTGCATTAAAGTGTTCAGTTGATTACGAATTAAAATGGGATGCTGGTAGATTATTTGTAATGCAACAAGACGGATTTACAATTCGTGAAACCCTATACAATTTTAACATCACTCCAAGTGGATTTGATGATAGCACAAAAGGGTATGAAATAGGAAGTAGATGGGTTCTAGATGATGGTAGTGTTTATCTTTGTACAGATAATATTGCTAATGCTGCAATTTGGGAATTACAATTAACAGATGCACAAAATCTTCAACAAGTTACTGACATTGGATCTATAACTACAAACACAATTACGGTAGGATCTTTATCGGGTTTATTTAGTCAAATATTATCATCAGCAATTGGTGCTGAAAATTATACAACAGGAACATACGCATACTTAGATAGTTCAGGTTATTTAGGATTAAACAATGGAGCTGTAGAGAGTTATTTAAAAAATACTAATGTAACAAATGCAGGTGTTATTTTAGAGTTTCCTAATAAACCAACAGGTAGTTATACAATAGCTACAACTGTTGATGTTCCAACTACTCCAACACTTCAACAAGTAACTGATGTTGGAAATACTAGCACTAATGATATAATTATTCAAGGTGCAAATGATTTTATTGGTCAAATTTCACCACAAGTTGTAACTTCTTATAATACTGTTACAGGTGCGTATGCTGAAATGTTTGTTGGTACAAGTGCACAATTATCATTATCAGGTGGTACAAGTACAGGTATACTTTCAGTTAATAATATTATAAGTAGCAATGTACAACTTGAATTTCCAAATAAAACAACAGGAACATATACAATAGCAACTACTGCTGATATTACTACTCCAACACTTCAACAAGTATTAGATAATAATCACGATTTAACTAATGGTAATAATTTTCAAGGTACAGGAGCAGGAGTTTTTAATACAGGTAATCAAGTAATTGGTTTTGGTACATCAACTTTAAGTAGTAATAGTGGTGTAAGTGTAAATGCTTTTGGAGTTCAAGCTTTGCAAGCAAATACAGCTAATCACGTAAATGGTTTTGGACAAGAAGTTGGAGCATCAAACACTTATAAAAATGTTAATTTATTTGGTTATAGAGCTTATGCTGATGCAAATAATCAAACAGTATTTTCAAAATGGATTAGTGGATCTACAACATATTTAGGAAGACTATCTTTTAATAATATTACAGATGCTAGAAAATGGGAATTTCCTGATGCTTCAGGTACTTTAGCATTAACATCCGATATACCAAGTATTACACCTGCTGCTTTAACTAAAACAAATGATACGAACGTAACATTAACATTAGGAGGAAGTCCTTCTACTGCTTTATTACAAGGAGTATCATTAACTTTAGGATGGACAGGTACACTTGCAGATTCAAGAATAGCATCAGCAACAAATTGGAATACAGCTTATAATAATAGAATAACAAGTCTTACAACAACAGGATCAGGAGCAGCTACATTAATATCTAATGTATTAAATATACCAACACCTCCTTCTGCTACATTTACATCATTAACTACAATAGGATCTTCAGGATCTTCTACATTATTATCAGGCGTATTAAATGTACCTACATATACATTAAGTGGATTAGGTGGACAACCTCTTTCCACAAATCTTACATCATTAAGTGGATTAACTTATGCTTCTGCATCGTTTGTAAAAATGACTGCTGCAGGCACATTTGCATTAGATACTAATACATACTTAACCTCAGCTGTTACCTCAGTAGGTGCAACAGGACCTATAACCTCATCAGGAGGAAATACACCTACAATATCTACATCAATGTCTACTAATAAACTTATTGGTAGAAGCACTGCAGGTACAGGTGTTATGGAAGAAATAACTGTAGGAACAGGACTTTCTCTATCTGGAGGTACACTTACTGCTTCAGGCGCTTCTCCACTTACTACCAAGGGAGATTTATATACATTTAATTCAACAAACGCAAGACTACCTGTAGGACTTGATACACAAATATTAATAGCAGATAGTACAACATCAACAGGATTAAAATGGGGTACTAATACTGCTGCTACACCTACAGGATATTATGCACAATACCAAGACGTATTAACACAAACTGTTGCAGTAATTAATACAGGGTATCCAATTAAGTTTAGAACATTAGACTTAAGTAATGGAGTTACAGTAGTTAGTGATTCTCGTATAACATTTGCTAATACAGGAATATACAACTTACAGTTTAGTGTTCAACTTCAGAATGCTGATACACAAGAGCACGATGTAACAATATGGCTTAGAAAAAATGGAGTAGATGTAGTTGGATCAGCAGGATTTGTTGGGGCATCATCAAAACATGGAGGAGTTAATGGACACTCATTACCTTCTTGGAATTATTTATTAGATGTTATTGCAGGAGAATATTATGAATTGGTATGGAGTGCAACAAGCACTCAAGTAACTATGCAATTCTATCCAGCAGGTAGCCCACCACCATCTACTGCATCTGCAATATTTACTGTTACACAACAGTCAGGTATAATGGCAGGTACAGGAATGACTTCTTTAACCACCACAGGATCAAGTGGTACTGCTACTTATAACTCAGTTACAGGTGCGTTAAATATACCTCAGTATATGAGTGCATCTACAAGAAGAAACGCAAACAATAGTTCAAACAATAATATCAATTATAACGGAGTAGCTTTAGGAACTGGAGTTAGTGAAAGTTCAGCAGTATGGACTATTACAAGATTAACAATAGCTGCAAGTGGCTCAATCACTACTGCAACTGCTACAAATGTAGCGTGGACGAATAGACAATCAGCAACATATATATAAAAAATAAAATTATGCCAATTACAAGTACAAACCCAATAGAAGTAAACGGAAATATATATCCATATTTTATGGTAAATTTAGCAATATCTCCTTTAGTTAAGCCAACAGATATAGGAGCAAGTGTTGCTATGCGTTTAACACCTTATAGATTATTAGAAGATGGAAGCTCAATTAGTTTACCTGACAATTCTATTCCTATTACTTATATGGATGTTTTTGAAAGTGGCGATACAGATGCTATCAATTCTGCAATATCTATTATGAGTGCTTTGCAGACTTTTATTAACGACAAAAATCTTTAATTATGGCTTTTAGATATGCAGTAGCAAGTGGTAACTGGAGTAATACAGCAACTTGGGATGGTGGTACATTACCAACAAGTTCTGACGATGTATTTTCAAATAACTTTACAGTAACTATAAATGGAACTTTTACAGTCTTATCAATTAGAAATACATTAAACGCAGCATTACCTACTATTGTTGCTGGTGGTCAGTTTATATTTGCAAATGGTGGTAATTTAACTTGTACTGCTGCACAAGCTATTTATGTTGGCTCAACTACTCCAACTTTGGAAATGACTTTAGTAAGTGGTAATACTGGTACTTTTAATGGTAATGTTTTGATATTGACAAATACTGCAAGTTATATAGCTATTAGACATTCAAGTAGTGGTACTTTAAATTTAAACGGGAATTATAATCTTGATAACACTGCTGCAAGAACTTTAATTGCAGTAACTTCAACTGGAACGCTTAATATTGTTGGCGATGTTTCATCAACTATGACTGGTTCAAGTAATTCTGCTAATACTTTATTAATGTCTACGGCTGGAACTATAAATATAACAGGAAATATTACTGCATCAACTAATACTCAATTAGCATCTCCCCCTATTAGTATGAGTGCTGGAACTATAAATATAACTGGAAATACAACTGCTAATATAACACCAGCTATTTATTTGTCTGGAGCAGTTAATTATACGCAAGTAGGTAATGTAAATGCTTCAACAACACAAGCAGCAATTTATAATATTACAGCTGCTGCAACAATTTCAATCACAGGAACAATTACAGCATCAACAGGAGCACCAGCTATTTATTCTGCTTTTGCTTTGACAAGTGGGTATTCATCAAGTACTTATGTAAAAGTAAGTGGTAACGTAGTTAATACTTCTAATAATATGGCTATTGTAGCACCAAGAGTAACAATAGACACAAACACTTCAACTTGGTTATTCCAAATAAGTACAGGTGGGAATAGAACTTTATATGCTGCTGGAGTAGCTTTAGGAAATCCTGCAACAAACAACGTAAGATTTGGAACTACTTATGGTGCATCAAGTGAATTAACAGGAACTTTGAGAGTACCAACTGCTGCAAATGTATTAAGTGGAGTTTTAGTAGACAACACAACTGGAACATTATTAATGACACCAGCAGACTTTTGGAATTATTTAATAGCAAGTGGATTTACTGCTAATAGTATTGGAGATAGATTACAAAATGCAGCAACAGTAGCAACAACTGGAGGTCAAATAGCTTCTTATAATATCTAAAATAATTTTATATCTTTGTAAAAAATTTAATAAAATGAAAGCAATAGAAAAACAAGAGTTAGAAACATTAAGAGAATTAAACAAAAGCTTCGTAGATCTTAGAGCAAAGTTGGCAGATTTAGAAATTGCAAATCGCAATATACAATCTCAGAAGAACTTAGTATTTAATGATTTAGATAAGTTATCATCTGAATTTAAATCAATAGAGGCTGACTTGTTAGAGAAGTACGGAAACGTAAAGATAAACTTAGAAACAGGAGAAATAACAGATGACAAAGATTAGTCAATACCCTACACTTTCAAATCCTACACAGGATGATATATTAATTGGTACAGATGTAAATAGCTCTGACGAGACTAAGAACTTTAGTATCGGTAGTATTGTTAATTTAGTAGAAAATGGAGGTAGACCTTATAAAGTTTATACTGCATTATTAACACAATCAGGCACAAGTGCTCCTACAGCTACTGTATTAGAGAATACATTACAAGGAATACCTATTTGGACAAGATTTTCAACTGATACTTTTGACTGTACATTAGACGGAGCTTTTTTAGAAGAAAAAACATTTTGTATAATTACTGCAGGTACTGATGATTATAGCGCTTTAATAAGTTTAGGCAGGTTTAATTCAGATACTGTTCGTGCTGTTTATACAGAAGGGGTAGGTTCTACTGTTGTTGTTCAGGTAGAGATCAGGGTTTACAATTAAATAATTTAAAATCAAATCAAATGGATATAATAAGAAAGATATCAGTTGGCGCTGACTATAAGAATGGCGCTATGCACTACATAGTAGGTCAGGATGTTCTTAATGGTAGCCATAGGATAAATCATATCGGAATAAATGAAAACACTGGAGATTTTGAGATCTGGATCGAGAAGGATGACGAGATTAAGAAGTGGAAGAAGTTTAACGCTAATATGCCTATATCTACAGAGAATAATATTGACTTCTAATGAAATCGCCATTTTACTTTGTCGTTAGACCTACAAACGGTAGGAGGTACGACAATATAAAGAAGATAGGCGATATCAACTTTATAACCAGTGTATCTCAGGAGGACCACACAGCAACTAATAGGTTTGCTGAGGTTGTGTCAGTTCCAAATAATTATGTTGGCGACATCTGTGTCGGTGACATACTTCTAGTTCACCATAACACGTTTAAGATTTACTACGATATGAAAGGTCAGGAGAGGAGCGGAACTAGCTTCTTGAAGGATGACCTTTTCTTTGTTGATGAGGACCAGTACTTTATGTACAACCACAATGGAGAGTGGAAGACACACTCCAAGTACTGCTTCATAAAGCCAGTGAAGACTCGTGAGTCATACATAAGCAAGGGTGGAGTATTTGAACCACTTATCGGAATTGTTAAATACTCTAATGACGAACTTAGAGATTTAGGCATTGTAGAAGGAGATGAAGTTTCATTCGAGCCAGATAGCGAGTATGAGTTTACCATTGATGATGAGAAGCTATATAGAATGTTCACTAAAAATATTACAATCAAATGGAACTAACGGATATAAAGAAGAGAATCATAGAGGCTGGATACAAGGCTGTTGATGAACTAATAAAGGTTGCAGAGGATAAGATTCTTACTGGTGGAGATGATGATATTTCATCTGACAAGTTGAAGAACGCTGCTGCTACAAAAAGGCTTGCAATAGAAGATGCCTTCGCTATACTTAATCGAATTGAATTAGAAAAGGAATTAATCAATGGAGAGTCAAAAACAAAAGAGCCAACAATCAAAGGATTCGCAGAGGGAAGGTCTAAGTAATGTAGTCCACAACTTAATCCCTACTGCTATTGTTACTGGCGGAAATAACAAGAAGTCTTGGGAGTATGGATACAATGAGAAGTACGACATAGTTATAATATCTAAGGACGGTACTATTGGTGAGATATACAACATAAACGGATTGAATATTGCACTACCACTCGTCCCAAATATTGTGTATAAAAGGGACGAAAAGAAGGAGAAACAATACTGGGAGGCTGCTGACTATCCAAAAGAACTACACAATATAAAGTCTATATTCCAATGGCACACGATGCAAAAGGACTTCAAGGCTAAGTGGGTTGACTACATAGAGAATGAGTTTGTAAGACGTGAGGAGGGTATGTTCTTTATGAATAATGGAGTACCAACTTATATAACTGGGAGTCACTATATGTACCTTCAGTGGACAAAAATTGACGTAGGTCATCCTGACTTCCGTGAGGCTAATAGAATATTCTTTATATTCTGGGAGGCTTGCAAGGCTGATGATAGATGCTTTGGTATGACTTACCTTAAGATTAGACGTTCTGGGTTCTCATTTATGGCATCTTCAGAGTCTGTAAATGTAGCAACACTTGCAAAGAATGCAAGGATTGGGATATGTTCAAAGACTGGAGGTGATGCTAAGGCGATGTTTACTGATAAGGTTGTACCGATATCAAGCAACTATCCGTTCTTTTTCAAGCCTATTATGGACGGTATGGATAAGCCGAAGACAGAGTTAGCCTATCGTGTACCAGCATCTAAGATTACTAAGAAGAATATGTACGAGAGCGATAATTCAAACCTTGAAGGTTTGGATACATCTATCGACTGGAGTAACACGTCTGATAACTCGTATGACGGTGAGAAGTTGAAGCTTCTAATTGAGGACGAGTCTGGTAAGTTAGAAAAACCAAACAATATACTAAATGGTTGGAGGGTTCGTAAGACCTGTTTGCGTTTGGGTAGCAAGATTATCGGAAAGTGCTTGATGGGATCTACAGTTAACGCATTAGAAAAGGGTGGTGGAAACTTTAAGAAATTATACGAGGACTCTAAGATTAATACTAGAAACGCAAATGGGCAAACAAAGACTGGATTATACGCTCTATTTATTCCTATGGAGTGGAATTTTGAGGGTTATATTGATAGGTATGGTATGCCTGTTTTTAGACAACCTAATTTGCCAGTAGAGGGTGTGGACGGAAGACCTATAAAGATAGGCGCTATTGACTTCTGGGAGAATGAAGTAGACTCACTTAAGAATGATCCTGACGCACTGAATGAGTTCTATCGTCAGTTTCCAAGGACAGAGAGTCACGCGTTTAGAGATGAGAGTAAGGCATCTATATTTAACCTTACTAAAATATATCAGCAGATAGATTACAACGACTCACTTATAAAGGACAGGGTTCTTACAAGGGGTTCGTTCCACTGGAAGGATGGTAAAGAAGACAGCACGGTTGTCTGGACTCCAGACATAAGGGGTAGGTTCTTAGTGTCTTGGATACCTTCTAATCAACTGATGAATAATGTCATAACAAGGAATGGAGTCAAGCACCCTGGCAACGAACACATTGGAGCATTCGGATGCGATCCATACGACATATCTGGAACAGTTGGTGGTGGCGGATCTAAGGGTGCACTTCACGGACTGACTAAGTTTAATATGGATAATGCACCAAGTAATGAGTTCTTTCTTGAGTATATAGCAAGACCACAGACGGCAGAGATATTCTTTGAAGACGTTCTTATGGCGTGTGTGTTTTATGGTATGCCAGTTCTTATAGAGAATAACAAGCAGAGACTACTTTATCACTTCAAGACAAGAGGATACAGAGCGTTTTCTTTAAACAGACCTGACAAACCCTCTCACAAGCTCTCTAAGACAGAAAAAGAGCTTGGAGGTATACCTAACTCATCTGAAGATGTTAAGCACGCTCACGCGTCTGGAATTGAGTCGTATATAGAAAAGTATGTAGGACTTGACTTAGAAGGTACGTATAGAGATCCAGATGAGATGGGATCTATGTACTTTACAAAGACTTTAGAGGACTGGGCTAAGTTTGATATAAATGACAGAACCAAGTTTGACGCTGCAATTAGCTCAGGATTAGCGATTATGGCTAATCAAAGAAGTACATTCCAGGCAGTTAAAAAAGATTCAAAAATAAGTATTAAATTTGCAAGATATAATAACAACGGAAGATATAGCGAAATAATAAAGTAAATGCCATACGTTTATAGACATATAAGGTTAGACAATGATACTGTTTTTTATATTGGAATAGGAAGTGATAACAGATATAATAGGGCTAACGAAATAAAAAGCAGAAGTTCTCACTGGAAAAATATAGTTAAAAAAACTGATTACGAAGTTGAAATACTTTTCGAACACGATGATTATGACTTTATAAAAGAAAAAGAAGTTGAGTTTATAAGTTTATACGGAAGAGCTGATTTAGGATTAGGAACTCTGTGTAACAAAACAAATGGTGGAGATGGATGTTTAGGTTTAGTTCATACTGACGAAGCAAAACTTAAGATGAGCATTCCTAATAAAGGAAAGATAATATCTGAAGAACAAAAGAAAAAAGTTTCAGAATTTCATAAAGGAAAAGTTTTGACTGAAGAGCATAAATTAAAAATCAGCTTAGCTCATAAAGGTAAAAAACAAAAGCCGCATACAGAGGAACATAAGCAAAAGATAAGAGATAAAATGCTCAGAGGTCAAGATAATCCATCTACAAATTTAAAAAATGAAGATGTATTATTATTAAGAGATTTATACTCTACTGAAAAATATAACATTGCTCAATTAGCTAAAATGTTTAATATATCTAGAGGTTCTGTTTATAACATAACAAAAAGAATAACCTGGAACCATATATAAAATAAATGAAAGAAGTAACTATAAAAATAGATCCTATTGGATTTCCAGGACAATTTGTTTCAGATAAAGAAAAATCTTCTTATGAGTATGGTCTTCAAATTATGCAGGCAATTTCTTATGAGTGGTTCAAAAGAGATAGTGGAACTTGTAAGTTTTATAATCAGTGGGGTGAGTTTCATCGTCTTAGGTTATACGCAAGGGGAGAACAATCAGTTGCTAAGTATAAGAATGAGTTGTCAGTAGATGGTGACCTTTCTCATTTAAATTTAGATTGGACACCAATTCCAATCATACCAAAGTTTGTCGATATCGTTGTTAACGGTATGTCTGACAGACTTTTTAGAGTTAAGGCTTATGCTCAGGATGCAGTATCTGCCGAAAGACGTAGTAAGTATCAAGATATGATTGAGACCGATATGGTGTCTAAGGATATTCTGAATCAGATAAAGGATAGTTTTGGTGTTGATGCGTTTGATACAAATGCTGACCAGCTTCCTCAGGATTCAGAGGAGCTTAACTTATTTATGCAGATAAACTACAAGCCAGCGATAGAGATTGCTGAGGAGACTGCAATTAACACTATACTAGAAGATAACAAGTACTCAGACACAAGAAGCAGAGTTGATTACGATTTAGCTGTACTTGGTAAGGGAATAGTTAAGCACCAGTTCCTACCAGGAAGTGGCGTTCAGATTGACTATGTAGATCCTGCTAATATAGTTCACAGCTACACAGAGGATCCACACTTTAGAGATTGCTTCTACTGGGGTGAAATTAAGACTGTATCTATTACTGAACTACTTAAAATTGATCCTACTCTTACTAATGAGCAGCTTGAAGAGATTTCAAAGTATAGCCAGTCTTGGTATAATTACTACAACAACGCACAGTTCTATCAGAACAGTTTGTTTAGTAGAGACTCTGCTACATTACTTTATGTAAACTATAAGACAACTAAGAAGTTTGTCTACAAGAAAAAAATACTAGATACAGGCGGTGTTAGAATAATTCAAAAGGATGATACGTTTAACCCTCCTAACGAGATGATGGAGGATGGTAAGTTCGAGAAAATAGAAAAGACTATTGACGTATGGTATGATGGAATTATGGTGATGGGAACTAACATTATGTTGAAGTGGGAGCTTTCCAAGAATATGGTAAGACCTAAATCATCATCTCAGCACGCTCTTCCAAATTATATTGCAGTAGCTCCAAGAATGTATAAAGGTAACATAGAGTCTTTGGTTAGACGTATGATACCATTTGCTGACTTGATTCAGGTTACTCACTTAAAGCTACAGCAGGTTATATCTAAGGTTGTGCCTGATGGTGTATTCATTGATGCTGATGGACTTAACGAGGTTGATTTGGGTAACGGAGCGGCATACAATCCAGAGGACGCATTACGATTATACTTCCAGACTGGTAGTGTAATTGGTAGAAGTTACACTCAGGATGGTGAGTTTAATAATGCAAGGGTTCCTATTCAGGAACTTAACTCTAATAGTGGTCAGGGTAAGATAGCTTCGTTAATTGGAAGTTATAATCACTACCTAAGTATGATTAGAGACGTGACGGGATTGAATGAGGCTAGGGATGGTAGTATGCCAGATCCTAACTCTTTGGTTGGTCTACAGAAGCTTGCAGCAGCAAACTCAAATACAGCCACACGACACATACTAGACGGAAGTTTAAGCATAACTAAGGAATTAGCTGAGGCTATATCTTACAGAGTTGCTGATATATTAGAGTACTCTGACTTTGCAGAGACATTCGCGATGCAGATTGGTAAGTATAATGTAAGTCTTCTTGATGAGATTAAGGAGATATACATATACGACTTCGGTATATTTATAGAGATGTCTCCAGACGAGGAGGAAAAAACTAAGCTAGAGCAGAATATTCAGGTTGCACTTTCAAGAGATGCAATCACGTTAGAAGATGCTATAGATATTAGAGAGATAAATAATATTAAGCTTGCTAATCAGTTGCTTAAACTTAAGAGACGTAAGAAGCAGGAGCAGGATCAGCAGAATGCTATGCAGACTCAGCAGATGCAGGCTCAGATTAATGCTCAGTCTCAGCAGATGGCTGCTCAGAATGCTATGCAACAAATTCAAGCAGAGACACAGTCTAAGATGATGATCAAGCAGGCAGAGATTGGATACGAGATAGAGAAGATGAAATCTGAGGCTCAGCTAAAGGTTGAGTTGATGAATGTTGAGTTCCAGATGAATATGCAGCTTAAAGGCGTTGAGGCTCAGTCTATAACTATGAAGGACGAGATGAAGGAGAAGGCTAAGGATAATAGAATATTAAAACAGGCAACAACACAATCTAAGTTAATTGAGCAACGTAAGAATAACTTACCACCTGTTGACTTCGAAAGTAATGATGACAGTTTGGACGGATTTGACTTGGCTGAATTTGAGCCGAGATAATATAAGAAAATAATTACTAACTTTGCAAAAAAATAAATAATATGTCAACAGTACCATCAGGAACTAGATTTATAGGTATATCTACAAATGTAAATCTTACAGAAAGAAAATCTGCAGTATTAAACGCAGAGACTCAACCATATACAATACAAGACTTAGTCGATACGATTGGAACAGGGGCGCAAGGACCACAGGGAGTTCAAGGACCAGCAGGACCTCCAGGACCAGTTGGACCTGCGGGATTAAACTGGCAAGGATCTTGGGTATCTGGAACATCTTACGTGGCAGATGATGCTGTAGGATATGACGGAGCGTCTTGGTTCTGTATATTAGCTACATCTGGGACAACTGCTCCTGATGTTGATACAACACACTGGGCACTGTTAGCTTCTCAGGGAGCCATTGGACCACAAGGAGCTCAGGGACCAACTGGACCACAAGGACCTGCTGGAAGTGCTGCTGCACAAACTAATGGTATAATGTATCTTAACCCAAGTGATTCACCATATCAAACACTTAGTTATGATATAAACAGAATTAATTTGGGTGGATCAGGGTTTAGTGGAGTATACTTACCAGCTGCAGCACCTATTGGTAAAGAAATAAGTGTTTTTTTAGAAGTTGGAACTAATCAATTAACTATATTTGGTGATAATGTGTTAAATTTGCCGTTTCCATTCTTGATGGGTTCTGCAAATCAACAAACAGGACCTTTTACAATTTTTTCTAGCGAATCTTATGTTTTTATTAGTTTAGGAAGTGGTTTGTGGAAAGTTAATACTATATCTAGAACAATAATGTCTGGTTCTGCTGCTAGAACACTTAATACAAATTCTACTATAAATGGATCAAGTATATCTGTTGAAAATACATCAACACTTAGTAAAGCAACCTTAGAAACAACTAAAATTACACTTACTAAAAACGCAACTGGTTTAAAGACTACTAATTTACTTCAGGCAGTTACCCCTACAGCAAACAGAACTATATATTTTCCAGATGCTGACGGAACTGTTGCTTTGACTAGTGATGTTACAACAAAAACACTAAAAACTACAATTACTTCAGCTCAAGTATTGCAGTTGTTTACAACTCCTATATCAGTATTACCTACTGCTTCAGCTGGAAAGGTTAATATACCTACAAATATTTATATTAAAAGAAATGCTGGAACTGCATATAGATTAGATACAAATGCATTTATTTTGTTGGATGGTTTAAATATTGATACTAATACGCAAATAAATCCTAATCCATTAACAAATACATCAAACGGATATATGAATAATACCATATATTTAGCAGATAGTGTTAGTGGAAGTACATCAACTGGACCATATAAATTAAAAGCTGCTGGAGGCAATCCAATAGAAGGAACAGGTAATTTAGATGTATACGTTACTTATATAGAAATAACATTATAATAAATAAACTAATATGACAACAGAAGATATCGCAGGGAGATTAGCTACGTTTCACGAGCAGTTTCATATGATTCACTGGGAGACAAGAAGTTTCGCAGAGCATACAGCAACAGGAGGATTCTATGAGTTTTTACAAGACTTCAAGGATGAGGTAGTTGAAAAATTAATGGGGTATAGTGGAAAGAGAATCAAGGGTATGCGAATTGAACCTATGAAGTCTGGTCAGGATGCTTTGGAACTTACAGATCAGGTATTAATGTTTGCTAATGAACTTGAGGTTTATGGTGATATTAATAAGTATCCAGATATCTGTAATATGGCTCAATCACTTTCGGGTGAGGCGGCAAAATTACGTTATTTGTTAACACTTAGTTAAATTTAATGAGAATCAAAGATATAGTAAATGAATTAATTAAAAATAAATACACTAAAGATGAATTAAACTTATCTTGTGGTGTTTATATTTTAACATTAAATAACAAACATTATATAGGAAGTTGTAAGATGTTAAATTATAAAATGTCAAGAAACGGGTTTTATTATAGACTTTATTCACATATATATAATTTAATGAGAGGTAAACATCATTCATTAAAATTACAAAATGCAGTTAATAAATACGGAATAAATAATATTGATTTTGACATTATTCAAGAATGTGATTCTAAAATAACTACTGATATAGAACAATATTGGTTAAACATAATGAATACTTTTAAAAAAGGGTATAATAGTTGTCCTAATTCAAGAAGTATTTTTGGGTTTAAACATACAGAAAAATCTAAATTAAAAATGTCAAAATCTAAAATAGGAAAAACTCCTTGGAATAAAGGTTTAAAAGGAGAATCTCCTTCTTTAGAAACAAGAAAAAAATTAAGTGATGCTCTTTTAGGTAGAAAAAAAGGACCTATGTCTGAAAAACAAAAAATAGATATTAGTAATACATTAAAAAATAGATATTTAGAAAAGTCTAATCGTTTAATAGACTTATCGTAAAATAATAAATAATAATATAATTTAATAAATCAAATCAAATGGAAAATTTTACAGTGCGCGATATTGGCGCAGGTGAGGAACGCTCTATTCAAGAAATTGAACAAGAGTTATTAGACAAACACGAGGAGAAGTTTAATCAGGATGTTCAACAAGATGAAGTGATCACTGAAAGTGAACAAGTTGAAACTAATGAACAAATTGAGACTACTCCAGAATTAAAAGACGAGGATGTATTGTCCTATATTAAGGGAAGATACAACAAGGACATCAACTCTGTTGATGAATTATTTAAGGAGAGAGAGACTAACGAGGAATTGCCTTCGGATGTTTCAGCATTCTTAAAGTATAAAAAAGAAACTGGCAGGGGTATTGATGACTTTATGAATTTAAGTAAAGACTTCAGTAAATTATCTCCAGAAAAACTTTTAGCTGAGTATTACTCAGTTACCGAGTCAGACTTGGATGATGAGGATATCAATTATATGATCGAAGATAAATTTGGATACGATCCAGACTTTGATGAGGAGAAGGATATTAAGAAGAAAGAAATCGCCAAGAAGAAAGAGCTTGCCAAAGCTAAGAAGTTTTTTGAAGATCAAAAGGAGCAGTACAAGTCACCACTTGAGTCAAGGGGTAGCTTAGTTCCAGATGAGGATAAGGAAGGCTATAATGCTTACAAGAAATACGTTCAAGACGCACAGACAGTGCAGCAAGAGAGTTACAAAAAGTCTGAGTATTTTCAGAAGAAGACTGAAGAACTTTTCAACCAGGATTTCAAAGGTTTTGATTTCAACATTGGTGACAAGGATTTAAAGTTTTTACCTGGTGATCCAGCAGACTTAAAGAAGTCTCAATCTGATTTAACAAATTATATATCTAAGTTCTTAGATAACGATGGGTTAATTTCAGACACTGTTGGTTATCACAGATCCTTATCTGTAGCTATGAATCCTGAAAAATTTGCTAGGTTCTTTTATGAACAAGGTAAAGCTGAGGCGTTATTAGATACCGCCAAACAAACTAAAAATATTGATATGGATGTGAGAACATCTCCTCAATCTATCAGCTCATCAGGAGTTAAAGTGAAAAGTATAGACGATGGTGGTGGTCGTGGACTTAAATTTAAAAGTATAAAATAACATTAAAAAATTTAAAAAATGTCAGTATTATCTACACCAGGCTTTGATTTGCAGCCTTCAGCAGAGAGAAAAACTCTAGCATCAAATTACATCACAAACTTTGACTTCTTGAATCAGTATCTTCCAGATACTTACGAGAAAGAGTTTGAAAGATATGGTAACCGTTCAGTTGCTTCTTTCTTAAGAGCAGTTGGAGCTGAGATGCCATCTATTTCTGACCTTATCAAATGGGCAGAGCAAGGTCGTTTACACACAAAATATGTTAACTGTGTTGCTACAGGTTTCCCTGCAGGTTCATTAACAGCTACAATTATTGTTAACGATACTTTAGTACCAGGTAATGGTGGAATCGCATTTAGAAAAGGACAGACAGTTATATTGTCTTCTAACACTACTGCTGCTAACTCTAACAAAGGTATTATTATCGATGTTGACTACGCTAACGGAACTTTTGACGTAGCTTACTACGAGGCTGCAGGTCAAACTTTTGCAGCTACTGATGTAATCACTACATTTGTTTATGGTTCAGAGTTTAGAAAAGGAACTGAAGGGTTGGAAGAGTCTTTAGAGGCTGATGACTTGATCTTAGAGAATAGCCCAATTATCATCAAAGATAAGTATGCAGTATCTGGTTCAGATATGGCTCAAATCGGATGGGTTGAGGTTACTACTGAGAATGGTGCTACAGGTTACTTATGGTACATCAAATCAGAGCACGAAACTCGTTTGAGATTTGAAGATTACTTAGAGTTAGCTATGATTGAGTCTGTACCAGCTGAAGCTAATTCAGGAGCTGCTACTCAAACTACTTTTACAAACGCTGGTAACAAAGGATCTGAAGGTTTATTCTACTCTGTTTCTCAAAGAGGAAACGTATGGGGTGGTGGTAACCCAACTACATTGTCTGACTTCGATACTATTATCCAACGTCTTGACAAGCAAGGTGCTATCCAAGAGAATGTGTTATTCGTTAACCGTCAGTTCTCTTTCGATATCGATGATATGTTAGCTGCTCAAAACTCTTACGGAGCTGGTGGTACATCTTACGGTTTATTCGATAACGATAAAGAGATGGCATTAAACTTAGGATTTACAGGATTCAGAAGAGGTTACGACTTCTACAAAACTGACTGGAAATACTTAAACGATGCTGCTACTCGTGGTGGTTTAGTTGGTGGTGCTATAAATGGAGTGTTAGTTCCTGCTGGATCTACAACTGTTTATGACCAAGTATTAGGTAAAAACGCTAAGAGACCATTCTTACACGTACGTTACAGAGCTTCTGAAACAGAAGATCGTCGTTACAAAACTTGGATTACTGGTTCTGCTGGTGGTGCTGCTACATCTTCTTTAGATGCTATGGAAGTACACTTCTTATCAGAGAGAGCTTTATGTACTTTAGGTGCTAACAACTTCTTCTTATTCGAAGCTAATAACTAGTATTAAATAAATTACCCAACAGGGAGATGAGATACTCTCCCTGTTATTTTTTAACAAATTAAATTATATCAAATGAAAGAAACTGCATTAGTAGATAGAATCTACGTATTAAAAAAAAGAAACACTCCGCTGTCATATATGTTGACATCGAAGAACACTTCAAGAAGTCCGTTATATTACTTTGATGGACAATCAAACAGACCACTTAGATATGCAAGAAACCAAAAGACACCTTTTGAGGATGAGCAGGATGGTTCTGCTATTTTAGAGCCTATTGTATTTGTTGATGGATCGCTAACGGTACATAAAACAAATCCAGTGCTACAAAAATTCTTAGAGTATCATCCAGGGAACGGTATGATATTTGAGGAAGTAAATACAGAGAAGGATGCGTCTGTACAGTTTGACAAGTTAACCACAGAGTTGGATGCACAGTTAGCGGCAAGGGACTTATCTTTAGATATGCTTGAGGCTGTTGCTAGAGTTGTATTGGGAGGAAGGATTGACAAGATGTCTACAGCTGAATTAAAGAGAGACGTACTTGTTTATGCAAGAACATATCCTGATAAATTTATGGAGATGTTGAACGATCCTATGTTGCAATTACAAAACACGTGTGCTAAGTTATTTGATCAAGACGTGTTAAGACTTAAAAATAAAGGAAGGGATATTTATTTCAACCTTGAGACAAACAAGAAGAAGCTGTTGACAGTTCCTTATGGTGAGAATCACTTATTTATTCTTGCCTCTCATCTAAAATCAGATGATGGGATTGAGACACTTAGATTACTTGAGAGTCATTTAGATTAATATTTTTTTAGTATCTTTGCAAGGATTATTAATCATAAACAAAAGATAAAAATGGAAAAATTTTTAAGTATTCCTGTGACTAACGAGCAATTTCAAATTGTTTCTGCTACAGACATTAAACTTATTGAACAAGCATCAACTACTACTGTTACTATTGCTTATGGTGGAGGTAGAACTGCTACTATCACTCACGCAACTGCTGGAGCTGGTGTTGAAACGCAAAGAGACGCTATTGAGGCAGCTGTTGTTGCAGCCTTAGGTGAGGGATGGACAAAAGTAACTTACGATGTTACATTATTACCGTTCGCTGTTTCAGGAATAGCTATTTCTGCGTAATTGTTTTTGTTCTTAAGGAAAGCTAAAGGCACTCTAATCAGAGTGCTTTTTTTTATTATCTTTGTAAAAAGTTTTTAATATGATAAACTCAGTTAGAAATACAGTTCTATCTGTTATAAATAAGAATAACTACGGCTATATTACACCTGCTGATTTCAACCTATACGCCAAGCAAGCACAGATGGAATTGTATGAGGAGTACTACTCTTCCTATAACAAAACCATCAATATGGAGAATGCTCGTATGTCAGGTACTGACTACGCTGATATTGAGCAGCCAATAGCTGAAACTCTTGAGTCTTTTTTAGTTACGTCAATATTAAACTCAGTTCAAAATAATGTTTGGTACGCACCTTCAGTTAATACAACTGGTAGTGATTCATATATGATACTAAGGATTGATTGTTTAGATCCGCTTAATAAAAGAATCGCTACAGCTGAGAAGGTTTCCAACGCAAGAATAATGATGCTTTCAGACTCTAACTTGACTGGACCATCGATGATGTATCCATTATACACTTATGAGCAGGATTCAAGTGGATTATCTACTATTTCAGTATATCCTGATACTATAGATGATAGTCAAGGATATTCTTTAAAGTGTTCTTACTTTACATATCCTAAAGATCCTAAGTGGACTTATGTTACACTTATGAACGGTGAGCCTATGTTTGATCAGTCTCAACCAGATTATCAAGACTTTCAGCTTCCTAATGAGGATGAGTATAAGTTAGTTATGAAGATATTACAGTATGCTGGAATATCAATAAGAGAGCAAGAAGTTGCTGCTTACGCATTAGGTCAAGAACAACACGAACAACCAACATTTAGTTTACAACAATAATTATGGCATACTTAACTGGATATCAATATTATGAGAATGCTGGAAATTCTCCAGAGAATGAAAACTGGGGAACGTACCAGTACGTATCATTAAAGGATATAGTTAACAACTTTATGTTGATGTATGTTGGAAACCACAAACTTATTAATAATGTTGATAAGTACGAGGTATTATTTCACGCAAAGAGAGGGATTCAAGAACTGAACTATGATGCCTTGAAGGAGATTAAGATTGTGGAGCTTAGTATATGTGACGATCTTAAGTTAGTACTTCCGCCAGATTACGTTAACTATGTTAGAATATCATTATACAAGGATGGTATATTAAGACCACTTACTGAGAATATTCAAACTAATTATAGTAACTCATACCTACAAGACAACAGTTGTAGAATATTATTTGATCAAGACGGAAACGTATTAGAGGGTACGTCTATTTTAGATTACGACAGAATACATAAGTTAAACAAGAGCATCTACTTAGGTGATGGCAAGTTTAACGGACTAGAAGGATATAACATTGACGGTAAGTGGTATTTTAACTATGCTGTTGGTGCAAGATTTGGTTTAAATACAGAGACTGCAAACGTAAATCCTACGTATAGAATAGACAAGAAATCAGGCGTTATAAACTTTGGATCAGGAATGGCAGGTCAACTTTGCATACTTGAGTATGTTACGGATGGTATGGAGGGTGGAGATGATTCTGAGGTTACTGTAAACAAAATGGCTGAAGAGTTCTTATACGCATACATTAAGTATGTTATTCTTACAAATAAGTACGGAGTTCAGCAGTATGTAATTGAAAGAGCTAAGAAAGAAAAAACAGCCCTTTTAAGAAACGCAAAAATAAGATTGAGTAACATACACCCTGGAAGATTATTGATGAATATGAGGGGCAAAGATAAGTGGATTAAATAAGTATGGATTTAAATACTACGTTCCTTAAAGGGAGAATGAATAAGTCGCTTGACGAGAGAGTTCTTCCAGATGGAGAATATATTGACGCGTTAAATATAAGAATAGGATCTACTGAAAACAATAGCGTTGGTGCTATTGAAAATTCATTAGGTAACACTAAGATCACTTCTATTCTTTATGAAGGAAATCCTTTATCTACCAATGCAAGATGTATTGGTGCATATGAGGATAATCAGCACGAGACAATATACTGGTTCGTAACAGATCCAGGGAATGTAGATATGGTTCTATCTTATAACGATAAAACAGGTACGCTTATTTATCACGTAATATCTACCACAGTACTTAACTTTAATACTCAGTATTTGGTAAACGGTATTGACTTAATTGACGGTCTCTTATTCTGGACAGACAACTATAATCCTCCAAGACGAATAAATGTAAATAGTTCGTACGCATATCCTACTATGGGGGTTGATAATATTACAGAGGATGATATATCTGTGATTGTAGCTCCACCGTTAGAATCTCCTTCTATAGTTCCACTGATATCATCAACTGAAAAGAACTATATAATTGATAAGTTTGTATCTTTTTCTTATAGATATAAATATAAGGATGGAGAGTACAGTGCATTGTCTCAGTTTAGTGATATAGCATTCGTCCCTGATAACTTTTTTGTTGACTTTACAAGTTATACAAATGGAGCTATGCAAAACGTATTTAATTCTTATAATGTATTTTTTAATACTGGTAGTAAAAATGTTATTCAGGTTGATTTATGTTTTAAATTATCCGACTCAAGTATTGTAAATATTATTGAAAGATACAATAAAAATGAACAGGGATGGGGAGACGATCAGATAAAGTCTATTAATTTTAATAATAAAAAGATATACACTGCACTTTCAAGTTCAGAACTAACAAGACTATTTGATAATGTACCTCGTATAGCTAAGTCTCAGACCACTATGGGAAATAGACTTATGTATGGAAACTATGTTGATGGTTACGATATAGATACTAACATTAATTATGATGTTGTTGGTGTTAGTGAGGCAGTAGGAGGTAAATCTTTAGATGTTTTTACAGATGATGGATTTTATACTATAAATCCATCAACACCTGCAACTATCCCTAGTGGTATTATAAAAATAGATTTTACTGATACAGAAATAAAAACTGGAGCATTATTATCAATACAATTTAGATTATTTCACTATTCATTTTCTGGAGATCCTTCATATGCTTTAGAAGGTATTTTAAATGAATTTGATTTTAGTTTTAATTTTAACATAACAAACGATTTTTCAAGCGCGTATCAATTATCTCAAGATCAAGCATTTATAAATGCAATATATACACATAATCCAATAGCTGATTGTGGGACTGGTTTCTCTTTAACAGATAAATTTAATTGTAGTATTATAACTGTAGCCACTTCACCTCCAGATTGGGATATTGTTGGAACAGGAATAAGTGCTGTTGATCAAGGATTTACAATAATATCATCTCCAACAGAACCAAATATTATAAAACTACAGATACCAGCAATAAAATTTGTAGGTGTTCAGGCAGAAACTCCTGATCTAATAGCGTATGAGTATCTAACAGATATAGGTACTGTTGCTTCATTATCAACATTAGAGAATAAAAGAAGTCTACATAGCAACAGAGATTATGAGGTTGCTATTGTTTATCAGGACGAGTATTTAAGAAGCTCTACTGCTCTAGTTTGTAATGATAATACTGTATTTTTTCCAGCATCAGCGTCAGACACAAAAAACTATATAGTATCTACAATACAGAACCTTGCACCTTCTTGGGCTAAGAGATATAAGTTTGTTGTTAAACCTTCTAAGTCTAAGTACGAAACTATTTATACTAACCTATTTTTTCAAGATGATGATGGTTTTGTATGGTTTAAACTAGAAGCAGAAAATATAAGCAAGGCAAAGATTGGAGAACAATTAACCGTTAAAAGAGATTCTAACGGAGCTATGAACAACCTTGTTACTGTAACCGTTCTTGATGTTAAATCTCAGTCTGATAATTTTATATCTGGACCTAATTCTGATGATATAGTTTATGAGCCTGCTGGGGTTTATATGAAGATGAGGGTTACTAATTTTGAGGTTATTTACGATAAAAATTCTTTCATACAATTAAAGACTGTAGGACCTGATGGATACGATTATCCTCAAAGAAGAATAGATCTTTCGTATGCAAATCCAAGTTATGATCCAAGTATACCAATAGATGCAGAAAATCAACCTAGAATAACTTATGATATACCTGCTGGTAGTATTGTAAAGTTTGATATAAGGATGAATAGAGATGAAGCTAACTTTTTAGATGCTAATTGTGGATCTAGGAATTATAAATATATAAGAACTGTTGTGGCTAATCAAGACTACGACAACTTATATTTATTAGCTCAGGGAGAGGGTATAAATTTTGAGGATGGAGTAGTATCTGGTAATGATGACACTATGAATACCAAAGATTATAATCAGGTCTTAGGGGTTTTTGCTCCGTGCTATTCATTTAGTGGTGTCTCCGATTATATTTGTGGAGACAATCCACATCTTCCATTCAATCCAAATCGATTTTATAAGTATTTTATTCCTCCTTACTGGACAGCGCCTCCATATAATACTCCTGGAGTTAATAGATTTATGTTTCAGAGGGTTGATCCTGAAAATCCATATGATCAATCGTTAGTAGGTGGGTATTATCTTATTTTAGGATCAGGGACTCCAATGTGTATTGGAAGTTTTGGTCTTGACAGGAAAGGATCGTATATAGGTGGTGATATTACAATACAGAAGGCAACGTCTCTGATTGTTTTTGAGACAGAAGCGCTTGATGCTGACGGAGAGATTTATTATGAGGGAAGCGATAGTTTTCCTATAGATGAGAATAGATTTCATATGAGTGGAGACGCTCCTGCAGATAAGGATCAGACATCTTCTACAGATCCTGATGGATTTGGGGTTGTAACAATCAACTCATTTGACTGCTTTTCATTTGGTAATGGAGTTGAATCTTATAAAATAAATGATTCAATTGTTGGCGATCCTTTTTACTTAGGTTCTAGAGTTACTGCTGTAGCTCAGGAACAATATAAGGAGGCTCATAGGTATGCATCTATAACATATAGTGGAATATATAATGCAGAGACAAACATAAACAAGTTAAATGAGTTCAACTTATCACTTGCAAACTTTAAGGATTTAGAGAAGTCTTTTGGACCTATCAACAAGTTATATGCAAGACGTACAGATGTTCTAGTTCTACAAGAGGACAAGATATCATATACATTAGCTGGTAAGAATTTACTATCTGACTCCGCTGGAGGTGGACAAATTGCGTCTATACCAGAGGTGTTAGGTACTCAGATTGCAAGAACTGAGGACTATGGTATTAGTAATAATCCTGAGAGTTTTGCTGTACTAGGTGGAGAGGTTTACTTTACTGATATAAAAAGAAACGTGGTGCTTAATCTTAGAGGCGGATCAGCACAGAGCGATGCTCTTAGTATTGTCTCTGATATGGGTATGAAGTACTGGTTCAGAGACGAGTTCAAGAACTCACAGAACTATTTTAAGATAGGTGGATACGATCCTTATATGGACGAGTACGTACTTCACCTTACTGAAAATTCTATGCCAACAGAAACAGATGTTTTTGGTTGTGGAATTACAGTGTCTAAACAAAATGTTAATGGATTTTATGAGTTTAATGTAGAGGTTGGTGATCAAATAGGAGAGGTAACTATTGATCTATCTTTATTTAGTGGAGAGATGCATATTATAGCAAATTATAATGATGTCGATGTGGTTGATGAAATCCTAACTATTCAGGACAACTACTCGTTTACATTTGAAAAGTTGTTAGTGTTTCCTAACACGGTTAATATAAAAATAACATCTATTAATGCATCGTTTTCAATAAATACAAACTGCATAAATGTTATAGATTATATAAATGTTTATAGAGTTGTTTACAATAACCCAGGGTTAGAGGATCAGACAATACATAACCAGTACAGATGGAGTTTAGGTACTTATAATAGTCCATTTTTAAATGACTTTATAATTATGGAGGCTGATGGCGTATCGCTATACGATAGTCAGTTCGGTGGATTATCTGATGGTATGATACCAGCTGACGGAAGTGATATAACACTTGTTTCACAAAAGAGAACTGGAGATACGTTTGTATTTAATCCAGAACTAAACTCATTCAAATATCTAGTATCTAATAACTTATATACTCCAAGTGAGTTACTTCCTTTATTGACTCCTATAACTCCTATAACTGGAGAGTATCGTGTTACTATAAATAACGCGGCATTAGCAGGTTATGATTATTTATATTTGGTTTGGGATTACAGAAGTATGTCTTCAATAACACTATGTTATGACGAGACTAATCCTTATGTTTTATGTTGTGATTGTACTGTATCAGACTCTTACTTTATAAACTCAGATTCTTTTATAACTGCTACAAGTATTTGGACTGATGAAAATCAGACAACTGTTGCTGCTGATGGGTTCTATATGATTGATGGAACATATAGACAGTTGTTATCTGGTGTTCTTTTAGATCCTGTCCCTTGCAATGGATGTGTTACACAGACCTTATGTTTTGTAGGATTATGGGAAGAGGGAGATCCCGAACATCCTGATGGAGGTACTATTACATATGTAAATCCAGCTGGAGAAACAATTATACAGGATCTAATATGGCAAGGTAATTTTGTATCTATAGAATTTATAGATATAATTTCTTATGTTGGAATTTATGAAATTAACTGTAATCCACAGACTCAGTGTTTTGAAGGCTTATGGGAATCAGCAGAGCATCCTGAAGGAGGAAGCGTTACTTATATAAATGTAGATGGATTTACCATAACACAAGACTTAATATTTTTAGGAGATACTGTAACTATACAATACTTAGAAATAATATCTTTTATTGGAGTTGTAGAGGTTGTGTGTAATATGATATTATCATCAAGAAGTCATACTGGATTACCATATTCTGAAAGAGATAATGGTTGTGAAGAAATATTAGATGATAACATATATATTATATCAAATGCAGGTACAGATATTATAGAAAGTGGTGACATAGTATGCAACTCTATAAATTCAAACGATAGATTTAATGGAGGTGATTTATATTATCTATTAAATAAACAAGCATCTATGCCTGGGTACGAATACGTATGTCAAATAAATAATGATGGAGTTATTACTGTTTACTATCTTTGCCCAGCACCACCACCATAAAAATAAATTATGAAGTATACACTAACATATAACAAGAACGTAGAGGGATGGACATCATTCTTTTCATACCACCCAGAGATAATGCTTGGTATGAACGGAGCGTTCTATTCCTTTAAGGGAGGTGAGCTTTATAAGCATAATACCAATATAAGTAGGAATACCTTTTATTATGACTGGTGGGAACAATTAGGGTTTCCTAATAATTCGTTTGAGCCATCAAAGGTAACGTCTGTATTTAATAAGGAGCCCCTGACGATTAAGAACTTCAAGACTATTGCAACATATGGAAATAGCCCTTGGAACTGTACAGTCATTACAGACCTCTCTACTGGAGAGATAGACTCAAGTTACTTTGTAGAAAAAGAAGGTAACTGGTTTGCGTATATTCGAAGCTTATCGGGTGATGACAACCTTAGACTTCGTTCCGCTCAGGGTGTAGGATCAGTGGATACTGTAGATAATCCAGGGACTGCTTCTACCGTATTAAATTTTACGTTTAATATTGGAACAATCGTAAGTATTGGTGACTTAGCTTATAAAAACAATTCTGGGGTTATAGAGTTTATAGGAACTATTACAGGGTTTACAAATACATCTATAGAAATAAATAACACGCCTCCATTAGCTAATCCAGTGAATAACGGAGACTATATACTGTATATAAAGAACAGTGTTGCTGAGTCTTACGGTGCACGTGGATACTATATGCAGTACGAGCTAGAGAACGGTTCACAAAACAGAGTTGAATTATTCTCAGTTAAATCAAATGTATTTAAAAGTTATCCTTAAAATTATTATCTTTGCATAATGCATCAGTGTAGATTAGAAAACAAAGAGAATTTTTATAGCACGTTATGTATGTGGTGGGACGAATGGAATTTTCCACACGTATCATACACATCGCTGCCTAAGAGGATATTTATTGTTAGTAATGAGGATATTGATTTATATGCTATTCCAGTTTATGTTGGGGATTCAGATATATGTATGATGGGATTTGTAACAGGAAATAAAAATGCTGAAAAAAAATTAAGAACTGGAGCATTAAATAGTCTTAACAAGTATATTCAAGAGATTATGAAGAACTCTGGATATAGAATAATTATTACGGTTACTGGGACTCCAGTTTTAAAAAAAATGTTTTCAGATGAAGACTATATACTATCAGGAAAAGATTATAACGAATATATAAAGGTATTATAATATGGGACAACAAGCGGCTTCTGTTACAGCGCCAACTACAAATACAAATACAGATTATGCTATTGATGCTGACAATACTATTAATCCTAGTTTTTCACAAGGATCTACTTATACAGCAAACAATGACGCATCAAAAACTTTAGCTGCCGCTGGAGCAGCAACTTCTTTTGTTCCTATACTAGGTCTAGGTCTTACAGCCGCTTCAGCGGTTGCATCTGTTATGGAGGCACAAAAAGCTAAAAACGCACAGAGGGCTGCAGAAAGAGATGCGGCAAAGGCAGCAGAAGAGATGAAGAGGTTAACAGCTCAGAACGAGTATGCGGCAATACAAGTACCAGTGCAGGCTTACGAAAGAGCATTTAGAGAAGGAACCGCATCTAATGCAGAGGCTATAAATGCTCTGGCTCAGGATCCACGTACTTTAATTGGTGGAATTCAAGGTGTACAAGAGGCTACAATTGAAGGACAGGCAAAAAATACAGAGGCTCTAGCTAATAGATTATATAATGACGCTATGACTAAGGCTGGGGTTAGGACGGGAATAAATCAAAACCTAGCTAAAATTGCTTCTGATGAGGTTCAAGGTGCTCAGATTGCTGCTATGGCTGCTGAGAAGGCTAAGATAGCTCAGCAACAGGCAATGCTTCAGGGGGTAGGAGGTCTTATAACTCAAGGTGCTGGTATGATTGGTACTTACGGAGGAGTTGCTAACGCAGGAGATCAACTAAAAGGTTTATTAGGAGGGACTATTTTTAGACAGCCAGCAGCTCAATCTACTCAAGGGATAGATCCTAAGATGATTCAAGCAATTATGCAATTATTAGGACAACAACAAAAATCAACTATAGGATAATTTTATGTCAACTTACTATAAGTATCAGAATCCATCAGAAATAGGTGCAGCTCCAACGCTTGATTGGGGTACTGTAATTAGTAACGTAAATCAGAATCTTCAAGCTCAGGAGCAGCAGCGGTACGAGAATAGAGAGGCTGATAAGAAGCTTACAAATGATATCCTTACAAAGGCTAATGAGGTAAGTCTAACAAGCGATCCTAATCTTAATGCACTTATAACCAATATGGGTTATGATACTAAAAAAAACATATTTGAATTACAAAAGAAGTTAGAGTCTAATCAGATATCTAGATCTGATTTTACTATAGCTAATCAGAATACATCAGCTAGTATAGCTCAACTAAATCAGTTTACAAAAACTTACGGTGCTGATTATGACAAGTATTTAAAGGATGTTCAGGAAGGAAAGACATCTGCCTATGCAGACTTTATGCAGAAGTGGAAGGGTGGATTTCAAAACTTTAAAGATAAGAAACTAATACATAACCCTACGGACGGAAGATTGTACGTTGCTGAATTAGATAATGAAGGAAAGGTTAAGGAAGGACCTCTTGGGATGGTTCCTATGTCTACACTTGTAGAGGTTAAAAATTTTGACGATAAAAAGATTGACGTTCTTGCTGAGACAAATAGGTATGCTGAGAAAATGAAACCTTTTGTTGAATTGATTAGAAGCGGTAAGATAGAGAGCTTAGAGGCTCTATCTAATATGCCTAATTTTAATGAATTTGTAAATAATGTTACAGAGGCTATTGCTAAAAACGAGAAAGGATATGCTAGTATCTTGACAGACACTGACGGTACATACTCTATATATGGCGAAGGTAAGTCAAGCGGTAAAAACATAGGTCTTAAAAATAATGGATCTGGTGAGATGGTTCCTATTATAGATGACGAACAAAAAACTAGATCTAGAGATATAATTAAGGAATATCTTATAGCTCAGACTGGAATCAAGGAGACAGGAACTGCTGTGTTTGCTCCTCAAAGAGCAGCTGGTGGAGGAGAAGGTAAAGGTCCTAAACCAGAAGAAGTAGTATCTGCAGGAAAAGTAATACCTATGTATGGTCAAAAAACTAATAAATTAGCAGGTCCAGCATTTAACATTAGTAACGTAAGAATATCTCAAGGACCTGGAATAACGCAAGAAATAAAATCAGTTGCTTTAAGAAATGGTCAGGTAGTTATTAATGGATATAATGTTGTTGGTAAAACTACAGGTTCAGGGGTAGATTTTGAAAAAGGAACAGCTACTGAAACTAAAAGAACTAAATTCACAAGTACTCCAATAATAAATGGTAAAAGAACTAAGGCTGAAGGTTTATGGGAAACTGTTAATGGTGCTCAAATGGAAGACATTATAACTCGTGTTCCAATACCTGGAAGACCAGGGGAAACTTTTCAAAGTTTAGATCAGGCTAGAGAATTTTTAATAGAAGAACAAAAAAGGTTTAGTTCTACAAAACCTGTGGCAGGAAGTAAAGAAACTAAAATTAACAATGAAGACCAACAAGCTATTGATTGGTTAAATGCTAATCCAAATGCACCACAAGCATCAGCTATTAGAAAAACATTAAAATCAAAAGGATTAATAAAATAAAGTATGGATAATAATTTTGATCCGAATAAATATTTGCAAGGAAATAAAACTCAAGAGTTTAATCCTGATGCTTATTTAAAAAAAAAAGAGTCTTCAGAACCTACTGCACAAGAAAAGTCTGGGGTATCTCCTACGAGACCTACTACTCAAGGTATTTCTTCGGATACAGAGCCACCAACAAGAGCGCAGGCTTCGGTTGCTTTAGGTGGTCCAACTAAACTATTTGGACAGGAGGAAGAGAAACGTCCTACATCTATTATGTATGGAAACGAACCTAAAAAAGAAGGGTTTGTCCCTCCATCTACTCCTATTGATACAGAACAGTCTATAAAATACCTTGAAAAGAAAAACAAAATAAAACCAGGGGAGAAATTTAATGTAGAGGAGTATGAGAGAAATAGAAAGGAAATTGATAGACTTAAGGCTATTAAAAAGAAAACTCCTATAGAAAAACCTGTTGATGATATTTTTACATATCAGTTCAACAATATAAGAGACTTAAATAATTATACGTCAAAAGCAAAAGAAGAGGTAGATGCTGAGGTTAATAACACAGGATTTTTAAATGTTATAAAATCTGGACTATCATCTGCATATAACAATGTTGTGTCTGGTATAGGAAAACTAGCAGACCTAACTCCTCAAGACATAAGTGCTGTTCAAATAGAAAAAAACCCAATAGCCAAAGAAATATCTGAAGTAAAGTCAGATCCTAAAAACTCAAAGTTATCAGAGGAAGAGGTTAATTATAAGGCTTATCAGTTAGCTATAGATAATAAAGCTAAGAGTCTTAGAAACTCTCAAACTGATGACTACTTAGAATCTGTTTCTGAAGATGTAAAAAATAATCTGCAATTTAATAAAGTAGACGAACTTAAAACTATTGATGATAATACTAGGAAAGTAGTAAAGGTTAGAGACTCTTATCTAGCATCATTAGAGAATGATTACATAAGATTAAATCAATTACAACAAACAAATCAAGATCCAAACGAAATAGCTAATGTAGAGAATAGAATAAAATCTAACACTGAATACATTAAAAAGTTAGACAAATCTATATATGGATTAGATAGAAAGCACGGAAGTGCTGAAGAAGAAGTTGATTTATTAAAAAGAAACTATGATATGTTATACAACATATCTGGAAGGGTTACTCAAGGAACTTTAAATGCTTTAGTAACTACTGGAGATATGATTGCAGATTTTATACTTCCTGAGTCTGAAAACAATCCTGAGTATATAAATAAATTAAAAAAATCAAAAGACGAATTAGTTTCAGAAACAGTAAATAGTATAAGTGGTTTAAGTGATGCATTTAGAAAGGATATAAAGGATGTAAATAATGTTAACGACTTTATTAACTGGTCTTCTGATGTACTTGCTGTTCAAACTCCTAATCTTGTTGCAGCGTCTACTGGTAATCCAGGATTAGCAATTATGGGAGCTACTAGTATGGCACAGAAAAGGTTTGATATGAAGCAAGAAGTTCTTAATGGAACAGCTAAATATGATGACCTACAAATGTTTGCTATACCATTACTTTGGGGTGGAGCAGAGGTAGTATCTGAAATACCTACCGTAAATATATTGAAGAAGGCAGGGTTAGCTACATCTGCAATAAATGCTGATGATATATTGAAAAGAGAGTTAGTTAATTCTACGTTTAATAATTTTTTAAATACTGGAAAAGAATATACTAAGGATCAGTTTAAAGAAAATGCTGGTGAGTTGTTTACAAATGTAGTTCAGAACTCTATGGATAAGTATTTATTAGATAAAAAGGACGTAGGAATTTTTGATAACTCAGAAGAAATTTTAAAGGATACGTTTCTTATGACATCAATGCTTCAGTCATCTCCTCACATAGCTGGAGCCGTTATAAAACCATTTACATCACCAGAATATACTAATGTATTAGATAACAACTCAAAACAGATATTAAGCCTTAATAAATTAATAGGTGATAAGAATGTTTCTGAGGAAGTAAAGTCTGTGGCTAAAAATAAGATAGCTGGATTAAATGCTGAGAGCGGAGCTATAGTAAATAAAGTTATTTCTTCTATAGATAATATGTCTGACGCTGGTAAGAGCAGGATAGCAAAAATAGAGAAAGAGCAGTCTGAACTTAGAGCCAAGGCTTCTGAGATAACAGAAGATAAAACTATTGATGTAAATACAAAGAAAGATTTATTAAATACTTTAAAGTCTCAGTTTAAATTAGCTGAAGATGAGCGAGTAAACATAATTAGTGGTAAAACTACCATTGAAGAGATGAG